TAGAAGCTTTGTCGAGGATTGTTTTAGCGTCAGTCGTTGATGCTGCGTGAACAATTGGAGCAAAGGGTGTTGTGGTTGTGGCTACGATGATTGGCATTGTATTGGCTCAGATGCGTTATCGGTAATGTAAGCGCACATGGCGAACACCATCCGCCTGCGGGTGTCTTAATCCTGCTCTTGTGTAGCTTTTGGCTTCTGCGATTCCGGCATCAAACTTATCCTTAAAGAACGCGGCAAGCTGCGGGTTTGACCATTCGTTGCCCGGTGCAATCATCATCATGTATTTGGCACCTGCGACAACTAAATCTAGCCAGCGATTGCAGAACTCGTCATCCAGTGTTGGTGACGTACTACGATCTGGCATAAGTACCAGCGATACCGTTAGGCTTAGCTTTCTGTCCAGCCCGTTATCAGGTGACAGACTGAAGGTATTGGTTGACAGCATCGAGAAGTAATTAACCTCGTTACTGCTAGTCTCAGTACGCCAGCCGGGGTGATTAACATCTAACCACTCAGGACTTGCGCCTTGCACATTAGTTGAATTTATCGCGTAATTACTTGAGCTAACCAGCGTTTGACCGACTGGAGGCGTAGGGCTTGTGCTTTGTGATCCGTCAGAAAAGCTATAAACGGTATAGCTGCCATTGAAAACTATCGGTGATATGACGGTTTCAATCTGGAATCCAGAAGGAATTGTAATGGTGTACAGCCCGGTAACTGAACTGTATGTCATGTCGGATGAAGATAACTTTACCCGATAGGCCGTTGATTCTTTGCAGAAGGTGCGGAATGCTTCACGAATTGACCTAACTATGAGTGGAACCGGTGCGCCCGGGCAGTCCATTTCCACATCGCTTACAAAGTCATCGTAAATCATTAGGCATCTGTCGCTTTAAGTTTTTTTGGTTGGCGTATTTTTTTTATTGCCACGGCATCATCACCTGGCAAGAGAGTGTCAACGACCTCGAGAATATGTGCGTCGGGATGTGCCAGCAGCTTGTCTGCATCATCCGGCGATAGCGTTACCAGTGGAGAATCCTCGCTTAGCGATATGTCGCCAAAGGTTGCCCATCTGATAATCTCAGTTTTTAATCTAATCGTAATCATAATAATCCATTTAAAATGGCGGTTTTTACACCGCCATAATAATTACAACGTGCCTAGAAACTCAGCATCGACCGCAGCAAAGATATTAATACCCGCTGCAATGGAAGTTGCGCCGGTAACGCACGTTAGCAGCAAGCCGAAATAATAGGCTTCGGTTAGTGTGGCCCTTGCCTGAAGCGCTCCATTTATGGTGGTATTGCCCTCAAAGCCTTGCGCAAGCACAACACAGTCGCCCTGCGTTGCCGCTGTAATTACAGGGGCAACTACGCCTGCCGCCGCCGCTGCAAAAGCCCCAACACCAGCAACGCCAGACAATGCCGCGCTGGTAAGGGCTTGCACATCAGGCAATCCAGATGCAGTGCCGGTCATCATCGGGGAGTCGGTTGAGTAAATTGAGTTAGATTTTTTGCGGAGAACCCATTTTGCCGTTACGTTTGCAGGGATGACTCCGATAGCTGCGTCAATTGCAAATTTGAACGCATTAACCCTAGCGCCAACCGGGATCTCAAATAATGGAATCTCTACGGTATCGCCCAGCGCAACCGCCTGAAGTGTAGTTTTGTGGTATCCAGAGTATAAAACCTGGGTCGAGTCATCGCCGGTATAGGGCGTTTTGTTTACTTCTGCACCAATTTGGTATTTTGCAGCCATGATTATTTATCCTGATGGGGTTAAATGCCCCGGCTATTAACCGGGGCTATTACTTAGTATTTGCCAGTGTAATCAGCAACAACAGCATTGTATCCCGCCGAACCGACAGGTGGCGCGTAAGAGTCAACCACAGCTACGCCGTGATCTGTAATCACGTTGTTAATAGCGAAACGGGTCTTGGCGGTGCCTTCCATCATTGATAGCGAAACCTCTACCGCTGATTTATGGTCTACCAGTTCTTCGTTCCAGCCGTAGTGATAATCACTGGATTCCTCGTTGCCATAGGCTTTAATCAATGCCTGTGCGCCAACAATGATTGCCCTATCTACCGAGTAAACGTTATCGCCTATGGTTGGCAAAGTTCCCAGCGATTCAGCTGTGCTATTAGCATTGTTTTCGAGAATCTGGTCGCCATAGTTAAACCGGATCGCATAACGATTTAAGGGCTTAACCAGGATGCCATTCCACATGATAGAATCGCCCATGAACAGCGGGTGACGCTGACCGTCAAAGCGCTTGGTTGCTGCTGTTAAAGCTGCGTTCCATTGCGTCTTGGAAATCTTTTTCATCAGCGCCCACTGGCGTTCAGTGACAAACATCACCCACAATGGCGAGTTCCAGGCATACGGATCATCTTTAATGGTGATCGGCTGCAATGGCACGGCTGACTCTTTCAGCAAAGAGCCGATTGCGTCAATTTCAGACAGCGACAACACGCCTGATGTGGTCAGTCCTGAAATAGCTGTTACACTTGCTGATGTGCCAGTGTACTGAGCGATAAAGCGACGATTGAAGGTTGGAGCCTGAACAACATTAACCATAACTTCGGAAAACTCAGGATCATTCTGTGACGGAATAACCCAGTCATTCGTCATCTGCCCACCACGCGCACCAGCCAAAGCGACTAAACATCGCTGATCTTCCAATCGCTGCGCCCAGCCGGTCAAGCCTGCTTGGATAACAGTACGCAAGTTGTGCTTGGTACGCTTTTGGGTCATCTTACCGCCGGTATCAGCCATGCCGCGTGTGCGGTTAATGCTGATTTCTTGCGTAGACGTAGTGGCATTCATGCCTCGGCCTTCAATGCGCTTATCGCCCATTGTTGCCTTGCCGGTAAAAATGTTGAACAGGTCAACGGAAATCTTATCGCCAGCGCTGGATTTTAAATCAGTGACCTTTACGATAGGATAGGAGGCGCTTGTTTGACCTTTGAGTTTTGAGGCTGCATCACCGATTTGCGGAGCTGCGCCTGATAGTAAATTCATAAAACCTGGGGCAGTTTGCACCCCAGCGAAAACGGCGGCACCGAAAACCTTAGCGGCAAGTGCGTGGCCGATTGGTACGTTATAACCTGACATTTGTTTTTCCTTTCGTCATCGCGACGATAAGAGGTATAAAATCACCCGCTAAATAAATAACGGGTACATGCGCTATCTCCCGACAGTGCTTAAGCTTTTATCCCATCCGGGCCAAGATCGCATTAATCTGTTCTTGAGACTTGCCCAAGAACATATTGCCGATCTGTACGCCACTCATACTTTCAAGTTGCTGTTGCTCGGATGCTTCTACTGGCTCACCCCCTGGAACATCGGATAGTGAGTTTATGATTGGCCTTGCTTTGACAGTTGCTTGCGCTTGCGTCTTGGCTGGTGCCAATTTAATAGGCGAATCGTAGACCTGTGAAGCAATGGCTACCGCTTTAGAAAACCGTTCGGACAAGCTTAAATTAGCTGTCTTTGGGTTATCTCTGAGCAAGTTGTCTTGCTGTACGCAGTATTCAAATGCTTCTGGGTCGTTGCGCTGCCAGTCACTTAGGACAGGGTTATTGTCAATTTCTTCTTGAACATTTAACGAAATCTTGTTTTGCTCGTCTATATTCCGCCGTCTATCTGCTTGCTCAAACTGGCTAAGCTTTTGCTGATAAGCAACTGAATTGGCTTGCTGGGCAACAATCGCGTCATATTGTTCTGGGAAAAACTCTTTCAGGTCTGCAAGCTGTTCATCGGTCATAACTCCGGTGGCGACTAAATCCTGTTGAGCCGGTGAATTTTTCATTCGCTCGATTTCGGCACGAAGATCGTCGGCAATCTTTACCGCGTCTTGTCGCTGTTGTCGCTCGGACTTCAATACATCGTAGCTGATGATGTGCTTGCCATCTTTAGTGGCAATCCCATCTGGCTCTTTTTCCGCTTTTGCTTCAACTGCGCTGGTTGCTGCGCTTGTCGATTCCTCGACTTCAACCGATTTTGCTGTAGCTTCTTCGCCGATCATCTCTTGGTATAGCTTGGCTAATACCGCAGGATCATCTGGCAACTCACCCGATTCTAAATATGCTGCAACGTCTGTCATTCTGTATGTCTCCCGACATGATGCTAAATATCGCTTTAGCTGGCTTAAATTTGTTGCAATATCGCTTGCAACGGCTGGTCGTATTTATACCATATACAATACTTATGCTGCATAAGTGCTATAATGTTGTTTCTTAAACGGATTAGGACTACGCGTGACTACATCAAACGACCTTGATATAACCCTGGATGATTTAGTTGAATATCATCATGTGCCGTCCAAATACCCGCACTTGTATAGTCCTGCATCGTGGTATCACGCGGTAAAGCATCGAAACAGCAATGGACTTGCTCCCGCATTTAAAAAAGTAGGCCGTATTTTGTTTGTAAACGTGAAAATGCTGGCTCAGATTATTAACACTTGAATTTCAGGCATAAAAAAGCCGGAGGTTAATCCGGCTTGGTTTTAGTGGGGAAGAATAAGTTTGCTTGGTGGTCGCCAGCCAAGTGAGATAAGCGCTTGTCGAATCTGCTCGTCCTGCAGGTCGATGACATTCTGAATATTCTCGACTACCTGCCCATCAACAATGTAGTCGGTATCCTGTACGATAGCGCCGTCTGTGTCGTCGATGCTGGTGGTTACTACGAAGTCGGTTGTGGCTTCTTTCATTGGTTATTTCCTGGTTGGTTGGATGCGACACCATCGGCTCTCGCCTCTATGTTATCGCTTAATCGCTGCGTCTCAATGCCACCATTAACGCCTTGCGCCGGTGAATGCATAACCTGTTCGGGCTGCATAACTGGCTGTTCTGGAATTACTGGCTGTGGCTGCATGGCTATACCGCCACCATTTCTATCTTCAAATCCCGCGCTCTTGGATATGCTGTCAGCTATCGGAACAATACCGGGGGCTTGAACGATTGACCCAGCCGCTTGAACGCTTGAGTACAGCGCCTTGATACTTGTCTCGGTAGTCCTTGCCTTTAGGTTATCAACCTCTGCCATAAGCTTGGCTACCTGGGCATGGATAACTTCAGGGGGGTTTTTAGCTTTAAGCTGCGCCTGCAAGTCCTGAATCATTTGCATTCCCTGCTGTATCTCCTGCTTCATTTGCTCTTTTTCGGGGTCTTGCTGCTCGCTATCGTCGCCAATGCCTAGTCCTTTGCGTATGACTGCCGACATTTCCTTGCGCTTGGGCAGGTCGGACGCTTCGACCAGGAACGGAATCAACATGCCTTGAACCTGTGGCGGCAATGACTTAACCATATCACTCATTTGATTGAGCTGCTGGTTGCGAAATGTTGGGGTCATGGGAGTGTCAGCCAAAACAACCGCCACATTGATCTTTGTTACATCGTTTTCAAGATACATTTCCCCTGTTTCGGGATCTTGAGTCGGTTGATTGAGCATAATGACGCGCTTTTTACCGCCATCGTCCTCGACTATCACGCTCTCATTGTCCGTGTCGCTCAAATCCTCGACGATCAGTGACAGCAATATCTCGTCGGCATGGCGCGAAGACATATTGAAATTGTCGTTAATCTCTGCCAGGGTAATGGAATCTTGCTCGACCAGTGAGTTAATCGCCAGTCCAGACGTGGCGCCTGACTGCCTGCCCAGTGTAGAGTTATGCACACCGACATTGGTCTGGATTGACTCTTTGGCCTCCTGCATGACCTGGAACTGTTGCGCAGCCATCGGCCCATTTTCTTGCACCTCGAACTTTTCGCCCGGCCTATTGCTGACGATAATGTAAGCGTCTGGCCTTGCCACTTCGTCAGCCGCAACAGAATGATCTTCAACCGCGCCACTGGTCGCCACTACGCGCTTTGATGATAATAGCCACATCATCTTTGACTTACGCGCGTTAACCTCGTCCTGTGGACTAATCATTGATCGTATCAGGCCATACGGTACGCCAGTACGATCTTCTCTGAACGCGAAAAACGGCACATAAGGAAAGTGCCGGTGCTTATATTGCGATGGCTCGTCGCTGACTAGCTTAGGCCCTATCCAGAATGCGCACCTTACTTTATCGAAGCTTGCTTCAAACGGCTTGACCGCACCGGCAGCAATGGCTTGTTGCATCTGTTCGTCTTGCTCGTCAACTTCGATGATGCGGCCATTTGGCATTTTTACGCAACGGCCTTTAACCATGACGCGATACCAGACTTCGTAGACCACTAAGCGCTTGCGAGTTACGTTCATCCACTCGTACTGCTCGATACTCGTGGTAAACCCTGATGATATGTCAGTATCTTCGCCGCGCGTCATCCAGTCCGAAGCCGCCAATTCAATATCCCAATTCGCCCGACCTGAAAGCGCGTGACGTATAAACTCGGCTTTATCCGGGAAAAGCTGCAACAAAACGTCCTCATCCATCCATTTCCGCCGGACTACATACCGCGCATCGGACAAATCCGCTTCTTTCGCTCGCCAATCCCAATAAATTTCACGACGATGGATATGCTCATAGCGAATTGGGCATTTGAAAGGGTTTGAATTTCGCGATACCTCGACCCACGACACGCCGATCTTGACCATTTCTGCGTATGCGTCGGATTTTGCCCGGTCTGATCTCGCCATTCCACTCCATTGCTTCATTTTGAGTGACAATGCTTCGGCTACATCGGTGTTGGTTTCCCCAGCTTCCGGGGCAACCCTGGTATCGACTCGGCTTTTAGCCTGCATACCAAGCACAGCGTTGATGGTCGGCTGAATTAAATTGTCAATAATTGGCGCTTGTCCACGCTCCTCCATGATATTTAGCGTGTCTGCGTCGAGCTGGTTGCCGTCGTAATATGCAAGCTCTTTGTCAGACACCAAACGCCAGCGAGGTTGATTGCGTATCTCGTCTAGCCAAATCGACAGCTTTTCAATCGACAGTTCGTCTTTTGCTTCCGCCGAAAACGGCTTGATACCGCTATTTTTTCGCAACATCAATTCGTGATGCGGCTCTTGCTCTTTTATCTCTAGCACTCGATGTCTCCCGACAATGATTAGTGTGTTATGTTCGCCAGCTTGATCTGCTTACCGATCTATCTAGCGGCTTGCTTTGCCCCGACTGAAATATATTACCTGCGCCAACCTCTTGGCCCCACTGTAGTAGCGCGTCAGCCCCATGCGAGTTTTCGTCATGTAGTGGCTCATTAGCCCATGACCCAGTAACCGCTACCCACCGTTTTTTATAGTTGTCTATGCGCTTAATGCCATCACCACAATTAGATTCATCGAATACCGCAGATGATAGAGCTGATCGTGTTGCCATGATGCCGGATAGTTTATTAGTTACCCTGGGTACAACCTCAAAGTATTGCCCAGGATATAAATCCTCCAGCATCTCTTTTATTGATTTACTCGTATCGGGCGTTGCGCCAATGCGTTTATGCTCCGTTTCGTGCGGAATGTAATGCTTCCCGTACACATAGCCACGCTCGCTTGCAATGAGTTGCAGGTGATTGACGTAGGTGATTAAATCCTCACCTGAATTTTCATAGTAATTAATGAATCGGTGCTGCATTGCGCCGAACTGGTGAAACCAGATAGCCGTCATATCGCCCTTGCCAATATCCCAAAATGTATTTACTGGTGCAGGTAGCAATGGAATTGTCGATACTATACGCCCAGTTTTCCGAACCGTTGCCATTTGCTCACTGAAATACTTACCATCTGTGCTAATTTGGAATGCCTCTTCGGGTGTCGATGGGTATTCCTGCCGCATTTTCCACATATCACCGGAAAAATCCGATTCACAAGTGGCAACATACCAAGCACGTTTTCTATCCGTTAAAACATGGCCTATCTTTGCCTCAGTCTCGTAAAAATGTTTTATGTATTTTTCATCAACAAAAACATTGGCCGGGTCTAGCTCGTATTCGTCAGCATCCCACCATGAATAAAAATGGAATTTGTAATCTTTAACGCTCAATATCGCGCTGGTATCGCGCTGATCCATTGACCGTTTAGTGATCTTGTAGAACTCACCTTCCTGACCTTCCGCAGTAGACTCTATTACCAGTATTCCAGACTTGGGTACTGCAGGAATTGAGCCAGTGATAACTTCTTGTGCTTTGTCCGGGTACTTTGCACAGATTTTACCGAACTCGGATATATGTAGCCTGTGTATTGTGCCTGATCGCATTGATGTCGCTACGCGAACCGACGATAAGTTGTGTGCAAATTGAATCTCACGAGCCGAGTCTTTTACCATTTTGAATTCATCACGCATAAATTGCGGCAGATGATCGTAAGCAAATTTAACTTTATGCCTGAAAATGCTTTCTACCGCGTCCTTGTCCTGAGCGATGATGCCGCATTGAATAGGATCGCTGCTGAAGAGCGCGGTATCTAGCCAAAGTATAGCAATCAGCGTTGTAATTCCTCGCTGCCTTGCCTTTAGCACCACATTGCGATGCCATAGCGACCGCATTAACTCCAGCTGCACATCGTTGGGAATGAAGGGGATCACTAAGCCATCCGCACTGTCGTCGCCTTTAGTTATTATTTTATAAATCGCTCCACTTGTTATTCGCCACCAAGGGTCGGCAAGCTGATCTTTAGTTATCATCAATTACGCCAATGACCCTTTGATTATCTTTGCGCCATGCTGCAAATGAGTCGATTACATTATCATCTGTCTTTTGAGCGTCTTTATTTGCCTTGATAAGTTCAATCGGGATTTTAGCTGATTCGTTGCTCATTATTGTTAGCGTCCGTATTTCTCCAAGCGCATCAACATCCAGGTTATCATCATCTAAAGCCGTTACTTTTTGATGAGCTACACCTGCAAGCCTGCTGAAGTTCATGGCGTGATATTTAGCGCCACTCGCCATGTGTGCACTGATCGCCATTAGCTCATTTGCCATAGTAATGGCTTCGATTTGTATACCAATCGGCTGAGCTTGTATACTTCTCTCTGTTTCAACTATTTGTTTTGCAATGAATTTAACTGTCTTTTGTTGTTGACTAAAACGTTTACTGATAGCTCCGCGAGTAACGCCAAACTCTTTTGCCAAGTCTATCGCTTTTTCGCCCTTATTGAGTCTTGACTTAATGTTAATCCAATCGTCTTTTGACAGTGCCACGCTGCCTCCCGGCGCTTTATGTGCCCTGATTATACCACTTATGCAACATAAATACGTTATATGTTACCAATCTAATCATAAATAAACATTGACATAGATACGTAACTCTGAGATACTAT